CTTTGATGCAGCAGCAACTGGACGAGAAACGATCTATGGACGTTGCTAAGATGTCCTCTAATGAGATTTATAAGCAGATGGCTTATGCAGGAGGCTCAGGGCTGACACGAGGTATCGGTGGTTTGCTTGGTGCTGACATGGTTGACCCAGAGCTTAAGCGTAGGTCTTTACGTGCTAGTATTGTGGGAAGCATCAATCCTGAAGATGAAGCATCTTTAAAAGCAGGTGTTGAAAACTTACAAAAGGCAGGCTTTGCTGAGGATGCTTTTGCATTGTCCGCTAGTTTGTTAGACAGACAAGTTAAAAATGCTAAGCTACAATCCGAGCAAGCCCTTACTGCGCAGCGTGGACGTGAGAAACTAGCTGCTGATCCTTTCCAGAAACTTGTTGAAAAAGGCGTATACACTCCTAAGAGTCTGGCTGCTTACAAGAAATCAGATAATGTAGAAGACCTTGAATTAAAGACTTCTGACGCTAAGACACAAGTGGTAGATACTGCGGATGGCCAACTTCTTATTAATAGCCAGACAGGCGAGATTATTGCTAACGTAGGCAAGAAGCCAGTAAAGCGTTCTCTTGGTACTGATATTGCCGAAGGTCTAAGCCCCCTTATGGGAGCTATTGTTAAAAAGCAGGCGGAGAAGTCAGGCGAAGCAGCAGGAACAGCCGTGGGTAAGGAGACTGCCGCTATTGAAGGTAAGTATACAGCTCTGAGCTCTGTGGACGATGCTTTGAATGTGGTTAAGAAAGGCATCTTTGCAGGTGGTTATGGCCCTCTTGAAGAAGGCTTAGCTAAATACTCCAAGGGTGTCTTAGCTGACAAACAGCGACTTGTTAACACCGAAGAGTTCCGCTCTTACATTGGCAACGTGGTTATCCCTCGCTTGACTGAATTTGGCGGCAATGATTCTGTGGAAGAATTGAAATATCTTAAGTCGGTGATGGCAGGAGAGACAACAATGGAAAGTAAGTCCATTGAGAAAATCCTGAACAAGGCTAAAGTTAACATTGAACGAGGTATCAAGCGTGTTCAAGACCAACAGAAAGCTATTGGTGAAGGCCGACAACTGCCTACAGGCCCTACTAGTGGGAAAAAGACTGTAACAAAAACAACCCGTAGTGGCATCACATATACCCAAGAAGTAGAGGATTAATAATGCCAACGTACACTATTAACGGTAAACGTATCACAACAGATAAAGTATTAACCGACACTGAGATCGATGAGATTGCCGCTGACTTAGGTACGTCTTCTCCTTCTGCTCAAGCAGAGGCTCCTATTGGAGCTTCAGCAGCTTCTCAGATTCCAACAGGAGGTGTTCAAGCTCCTACTGTGAGGACAGAAGCTCCTTCAGGTTTTAAGCAAGGGTTGCTTGACCCCTTCCGAGGAGGTGCTCAACTTATTGCTAAAGGTTTAGGAGCAATGGGTAGCGATTACTTCAAAGGCGAAGCTGATCGTATGGGTGAAAGTATGCGTGCTCAAGAAGCAGCATATCAGCAACAACGTGCAGCAGCAGGACAAGAAGGTTTTGATACTGCTCGTCTAGCAGGCAATGTGGTCAACCCTGCTAACTTGATTGGTGGCATGGGTGCAACACCTGTCCGTCAGGCCTTGTCAGCAGGAGCTACAGCAGGGGCTTTGCAGCCTGTCTTAGGTGAGGATGATTTTGCATCTGAGAAATTTAAACAAGTATTGGCTGGAAGCACAGGCGGTGTTCTCGGAGCGGGTGTTACTAAAGTTGCTGGTTCTGTGTTGAACCCTTTAACATCCAAAGCTGAACAAACAATGCGGGATTTAGGCGTAAAGCTTACTCCCGGCCAAACTGCTGGTGGTTCCTTTAAAGACATCGAATCATTTGCAGCTAGTGTTCCTCTAGTTGGTAGTTACATTTCTGATGCCAAAGAACGTGCTTTGTACTCCTTCAACAAAGGCGTTATCAACAAAGCATTAGGTAAGATTGGTGAGAAGTTACCTGAGGATGTGATTGGTCGTGACGCTGTACAAGTAGTCAACGAACTGGTAGACAAGAAGTATACAGATGTCTTATCCAAGATGTCCTTTAAACTTGACTTTCCTACATACACGGGGTTATTGAAGTCGACTAAACTGCCTTCATCCTCAGTAGATCGTGTTCGTGTTAAGGATGAGTTGGATTCTATCGTCTTCAGTCGGTTGCCTAAAGAAGGCCCTATTGAGGGGGAAGTCTACAAACAGATTGAGTCTCAGCTCCGTCAACGGGCTGCTCAGTTAGGTCGAGGCACTGTAAGCGATCAGGACGTAGGTGATGCTCTTAAACAAGCCTCTGTGTCCTTGAAGGAAGGTCTGCGTAAACAGAATCCTAAATATAACTCTGAGCTTCGCAGGATTGATAGCGCATATGGTGACATATCTGTTATGAAGACTGCTGCTGCTAACACAGGTGCTGAGAATGGAGTGTTTACACCTCGACAGTACAAGACTGCTGTTCGTCAGTCGGACACTACTCGTAAGAAGTCGCAGTTTGCAGCAGGTACAGCCCGTGGTCAAGACGTAGCTGAAGATGCTGTCTCAGTAATGGAACCTCGTCAAACAGCTAACCTTGAAGGTCGTATGGCTTTGAGTAACGTGGGTGCATACAGCATGGCTGCAAACCCTGCTACAGCTATTCCAGTAGCTTTGGCTGCTCCTATTCTGTATTCTGAGAGCGGAGTCAAGATGATGAATGCTTTAATGCGAGAGCGTCCTGAAGCTGCCCGTAAAGTAGGTGAGATTCTTACCAAACGATCCACTAAGGAAGGCAGTATTTCCGCTGCTCAAGTAATGGAAGAGTATAAACGTCAAACTCGTGCAGAGGAGTAACCAATGACATTCGCATTAGGACAACGAAGCAAGGACAGGCTCAATGGAGTCCATCCTGACCTAGTGAAAGTGATCGAGGAGGCTATCAAAGAGTCTCCTTTGGACTTCTCCATCACTGAAGGCTTACGCACCAAGGAGCGCCAGAAGGTTCTCTTTGATACAGGTAAGTCTCAGACGATGAACAGTAGACATATCACAGGTAAGGCTGTGGACATTGCTGTGATCCGTGAGGGTGAAGTTACATGGGACTTTAAGTATTACCAACTGGTAGCTGAACATATCAAGAAAGTAGCCAAAGAGCTAGATATTGATATTGTCTGGGGTGGTGATTGGCAATCCTTTAAAGATGGCCCTCACTTTGAGCTACATCGAAGTGTGTATCCATGATTGATCCTATCACCGCTTTTGCAACTGCACAGGCAGCTATTAAGGGTGTGCAGGCGGCTATCAAGATGGGTAAGGATATTCAGGCTGTGTCTAAGGACATCATGAAGTTCTTTGATGCTAAGGATGTGGTTGTGAAAGCAGCCACTAAATCTAAGAATAGCAAGGGACGATCAGATACTTCTATGGCATTAGAGACAGCTATGAATGCCAAGGCTCTGGTAGATGCTGAGAATGAACTTAAAGAGTTATTGATCTACTCAGGTAACGGTGATGTGTGGAATGCTCTCTTAGTCGAACGTAATGCTATTGCAGCAAGACGTAAGGCAGAAGCGCTAGAAGCTCGTAGGGCAGCTGCTAGAACTAAAGCTAGAATGATTAAAGCTGCTGAGATCTTCCTGATCATTATCTTTATCCTCCTCGTAGCTTCTCTGACCCTTGCAGGGATTGTATTATATTTAAAATAAGGTAGTGTATGATACTAGAATCATTGTTAGGTATCGGAAGTAAGCTGATTGACAAGCTTATTCCTGATCCTTCTCAGAAAGCAGACGCACAGTTAAGGTTGGCTGAATTAGTACAGAACGGTGAATTAGCTAAGATGGCTAACGAGACTGATCTGTATAAGACAGAACAGAATAACCTTACAGACCGTCAGCAAGCAGATATGTCCAGTGACTCTTGGTTGTCCAAGAACATTAGACCAATGACCCTTGTGGCTATCTTCTTAGGTTACTTTACCTTTGGTATCATGGATGCTAATGGTGTACGTGCTAACGAAACATACGTTCAGTTACTTGGTCAGTGGGGCATGCTCGTGATGTCCTTCTACTTCGGTGGACGCACATTAGAGAAGATCATGGAGATGAAGTCAGGGAAGAAAGAGTGATATGCACAAACAAGAAGTCACCCATGAAGAAATCTATGAGCGATTGTGCAAGGTAGAAGAGAAGGTAGACAAGGTATCTACGGATACTGAAGATATGGTATCAGCCTTCCATGCAGCACAAGGAGCCTTCACAGTCCTTGATTGGATCGCTAAGGTAGCTAAACCTATCCTATGGGTTGTCGCAACAGTAACTGCTGTAGTGACTATCCTCCATAACGTCAAATAGTAACAATGCAAAAGGCCACTAGAGTTCATCGCTCTAGTGGCCTTTTTCGTTTACTCTACAGGTTCTGCCTTCTTGACCTTCTTAGGCTTAGGCGGCATCTGAAGAGACTCCAGATACTTGTAACGCTTACCCATGCGTCTGACAGCCTCTTCAGCATCAAACCAGTACTCCTTACCATTCTTTAGCTCTTCAAGCTCCTTATCGGTCAAGAATCCTTTGTAGGCTTGGTCGAGTAGCTTGTTGATCTGTCGTGTAGCAAAGTCAGTCTGTCCTTTGACATTCGGCACAGTACCGATGGAACCATAATGAGCAGTATGTAGCATAAACTCAGCACTGTCAGCAATATAACACTCAGGAGCCATACAAGCCAACATACTAGCTGCTGAGTACGCAGCACCAATAACCGTAACAGATACATCACCTCGACATCCTTTCATTGCTTCGATGATCTGCCAGATACTATCTGTGCGTCCACCTGAGCTATTTACCAATAGATTAACTGAATCATTCTCACCACATGTAGCCAAGCAGTGGATAACATCACGATAGTTACTAGGCTCCCTGATGTCATCATCAATGAACACCAAGTGAGTATTCATCTGCTGAGTGATAGTACGGATAAGACCCTTCTGCTCTGGCATCATCATCATTAGTTCTTCAATACCTTCGTTAGCTTTAGCCATTATTCACCATCCTCATATTTGACACGGGCAATGATATAGTTCTTAACCAACGAGCTACGAACAATATCCTCGATGTGGAACTCGACACGTACAAACTCTTTCATCTTTGCAGCAATGTCAAAGAACTTCAACAGTCCACTCTTGTCATCCTTCTTCTTCAGGTCAGTCTGTCGGTAGTCACCACAGAAGATAATCTTGGACTTGTCACCAACACGGGTAATGATGGTATCAAGCTCCTCGAAGGTCATGTTCTGTACCTCATCCACGACAATGATACTGTTAGAGAAGGTAGTACCTCGAATGAACGAGGTAGATACGAACTCAATGTGTCCTTGTTCTACCAGTCGATCCCAAGCATCCTTACGCTTGAACAGGTCACTACAGATCTGTCGATAAGGCTGAATGTACACCTCCATCTTCTCATCTGCATCTCCCGGCAAGAAACCCATATCACGACCTTGAACGCTGCTACGGATAACTGTAACCTTGTTAAAGGGGTTGTTACGATCCATAGCCTCTTCCAAGGCTTTGTACAAGGCAATGTATGTCTTACCTGTACCTGCTACACCATGCAAGGCCATGAAGTAGTTACTGGCCTGATACGCCTCAAAGAAGTCCATCTGCTTCTCGGTCTTAGGCTTGATGACAGTCATATCATCTAGCTTCAACTTCAAGCTGTTGCTCACCTTCTCTCGTGGAGTTAGTTCCTTAGCTGGAATAGCTCGGTTCATTGGTTTACTTGCCATATTCTCCCTTTTACTCTTCGTTTACAAACACTAGATGAGGCATTGAACGTACCTGTGGGAACCTCTCAAGGAAGTCCTCACGTGATAGGTCAACACCTACTACGATCTCTGTAAAGGACTCGCCATCCTTGTTCAGGCGAGCCTTCAGAGCCGTACATGCAGGGCAATTCTCCTTGCTATACACCTCAATCTTCATATTACTCCTAATTATGCATGGCAGGCAACACACTCACCACTACTGGCACTGACACCAGCTTTGGTACGAATATAATACAGACTCAAGATATGCTTATCCTTGAACGCTGCCTTGTGAACAGCACTGATATGCTCCTCTGGATCATCTGCACCGAAGAATAGATTGATAGATTGACCTTGGCAGATATACTTCTGACGTTCAGACGCTTGAGATAGGATCATGTAGGGATCGATCTCAAAGGCTGTCTTGAACACCTGTTTCTCTTCCTCGGTCATCCATGTCACATGTTGGATAGAACCATCGTGACTTGCAATCTCAAGCAATGTCTCACGACTGTACACACCTTCACGCTTCATGATCTCTAAGAGTTCTGGAACAACTCGGATTGTTTCTCCTCCTGCTCCTTGTTGTACGAATACATTTCCGATAAATGGCTCAATACCTTGAGATACCCCGCCCATAAGCTGACTTGTTGACATGGTGGGTGCGACAGCAAGGCGATGTGTATTGCGAATTCCATATCCTTTGCAGTACTCAGGCTCTCCAAGTTGTTCTGCAAGATACCTGCTTGCCGCTGCTGACTTCTTGTTAAGGTCATTGAAAATCTCCACATTAAGTTTCTGAGCTTGGAAGCTCTCAAAAGGAATCATCTTCTTGTGGAGCAATGAGTGCCACCCTAAGACTCCTAACCCAAGCGCACGGCTCTTTTCAGTACTCGCCAGCGCCTTTTCAAAGCCTCTTTTGCCAGCAGCCATTGACAGGAACTCACTAGTAACACAATCGAGAAATACTGTCGCAACATACGCAGCATCGGTGTCTTTCCACTCATCATACTTCTCCAAGTTCATACTTGCCAAGATGCAAGTGAATGTTTCATCTTCGCCGCTATGCAGCATAATCTCCGTACACAGATTAGATGCCTTAACATCCAATCCATGTTCCTTATACGTATCAGGACGAGCAGCTGCTACTTTGTCTGTGAACAGGAAGTAACCCTTACCTGTCAACATTTTCAGCTTCAGTGCCTTCTGATAACGCTCGATAGCTTCAGGGTGTCCACTGTCCAATGACTCCATGAATTCATTACTGATAGTCCATCCTACGTTAGCATCATCAGGGTTATTCTTTACCCAATCAGCCAGCTCGTTAAAGTCAGGATGATCAATAGGTAAGTAACCTGCCCAAGCTCCTCGCCGAGCAACCCCTTGCGTCACTCGCTTCATAGCATCTACATAGGTTTGAAAGACTGGTAAGACTCCCGAAGCTGTGCCACCAGTGGCGATTTGCGAACCCCTTGGTCGAATGTCGCCCAAATATCCGCTAGTACCAAAGCCATTTTTAGTGAGCACAGCAGTGTCCAGTAGCTCACCATAGAAGTCAGCGACAGAATCACCAATGTATTGACCGCTACAAGCCACAGGCATGCCTTTAGAGGTTCCAAGGTTAGCCAGCGTAGGAGTCGAAGGACTAAGCCAACCATTCCAGATAACTTCAAAGAACTTAGCATACCAATCTACTCCATCCTTAGGTGCATGTTTAGCTGCCGTAGCAGCAATCTGTTCTACACGATTCTTAAAGCTCGTAGAGCCTTCCATGTACTTACTCTTGAACAGTCCCCATCCTCCGGTCTGATACCAATGTGGTAGCAGTCCTTGCTGTTGCAGACGCTTACGCTCCGCACTCAGGAACTCATACTTGTTGTCCAATACAGGTGTACTTACCATACAAAGCCCTTTTCATTCCACTTACGATTATACTGATTGCCCACCTTGGCGAAGAAGTCATGGATAGTACTGGAGCTGATGCCCAAGTAGAACCACTCAGAGATTGTATCACCATCTTCTTCGAACACAGCATCAAAGCCTAAGTTAGTCAAACAGATGTTAGCCCGTGCATTAACGAAAGCTTTCATAGCTGTAGGATTGATACCTTCAATGTCTCCTTGAGAGAACAACAGGTCAACAATACGGTGCTCATGATCAACCAATGCTCGTGCTGCCTCAGTTACTCGCTGCTGCATCCATGCCTTGTCCAATCGGTTCTCTTCCATGTATGTACGGAACAACCAAGCTCCACCTTCGTGGTGAATGTTCTCATCACGTACAGAGAAGTTGATACCTGCTACAAGGTTACTCAGCTTGTTCTTACCGTTACTCTGGAAGTGCTTCAGGAAAGCAAAGCTAGAGTACAGGACACAACCTTCCATCATGCTGAAGACAGCAAGACTCAACGGGATGTCATTGCCATCAACGATGTGATCAAGATAGTGGATGCGGGATGCCAATACAGGATCGTACTGCCAAGACTGATGGAATTCCTCTGTAGCCAAGCCAAGGAGTTCATTGATCCGGTTGTAGAATCGAGCATGTACATTACTTTCAAAGTAACAGAAGGCGTCAGCCATCAAGCCAATATCAGGGTGCTGGAAAGTAGGTTTAACAGTACCAGACCAATACTCATCACCCACAATACGTTCGTACTTCGTGAAGAGTTTAAGTGCAGTAGTAACACCATGCCGTTCAGCAGGAGTAAAGTCGGTAAGAATTGAGTGTACATCTTTCTCCAGATCAATCTCATCAAACGTCCAGAATACACCGTTCTGTTTATCTGCAAAGGCTAGAGCCTCTGGATAGTCGAAGGTATATGCTGTCTTCTTTGTTAATAGGTTTCTCATTCAATCTCTTTCAATAATTGTTCTTGTTTATCTTCAATGAAATCCTCAAAGCGCTCAATGATGTCATCACTGCGGATGTCTAGCAACTCCAGCAGTGTGACTTCATCGACTCGTTGAAGTTTCTCCTTAAGCTCTTCAAACGTGATGTTCATAACTATCAATCAACTTATCCAGATACCAGCGAGCTTTCTTCAAGTCCTCAACACCGTTCTTGTCCATGAAGCGCATCAAGTACTGCATCATCTGGGTGTAATCTGAGTCAAACAAGGGTGTCATCTCCCAATCCGGGACTTGACGATCTGTTGACATCTTTACCTTCCACACCAGCTTTTCAATGACATCACGTACCTCAATACCTTCTTCCTCAAACAACATATAGTGTTTAGGCTTCTTCACCACATCATAAGCAGGTTCAGGAACATTATTACGCTGAGCAAACCAAGCCTTGATAGCTTCTGTCAATGGTTTATCAGTGTACGGACGATCTACCGGATAGGCATCCTTAGTCACCCAATTAGAGTACCCTGAACAACTCGCACAGGGTGCTTCTAAGTCCTTATCGAAGGCAGAGTAGAAGCAAGAATCACACTTATTCGCCGCCATTGTATTTCCTTTTCAAGTAGTCAATAGACAGTAGCATCTCATCGAAGCCTCCATCCTTGACATCATTTAACATTACCAAACCTCGCCAGTGGCTATTGCTCAATTGATCCATATAGTCTTCATCATGTAGATAGTAACTACCTGCAATGATAGCACAGATAGGTTTCCCATCAGCACGTTTACCGTAAGCAATCTGCTTTCCTTGTTGATGGCCTGCAACGCAAGACATATGTAGCTTGTTAACAATAGCAGAAGCACTTCCAGCGGGACGACCCATAGCACCGACAGGCCAGAAATGAGAAAACCCAACACCTCCAATAAAGACAGGCTTCAAGAATTCGTGTACTTCCCAATCTTTCAGATTTAAATGATCATATGTCATCAGCCCTTCCAGCATCGGATTGTTATTGATAGCTCGCGTCAGACGGTTACAGTGGTTGCCTTTTAAGAACACCAAACGAGGCTTATAAACCTTGTGCTTAGATTCTTTCTGTGTCTTTTGTAACGCCTTTAAAGGAGCTAGCAATATATCCATGCCTTTGTTGCCTGCCTCGACATCAGCTAAATAGCGCTTACCTTCAAAGTATTTGCTACCAGCTTTGTCGTGGCTACTCAGGCTCGGAAAATCCCAGTGATCCCCGAGATGTACAACCACATCAGGACGGTAATCACAGATAGCCTTTCCAGCCCAATCAAGATGCTCAGTAGGGGTATCTGGTTTGCATTGCGTGTCAGGAATGCACAGAATACGTAGCGATTTGTCCATTTGTTCCTCTTGTTGTTCGTCCAGAATTAACGGAATGCGTTACCCATTGAATGTTATCTATTGTATATCCTTTTGATGAATCCTTACGATCAGGAGTAGGTGCTAGTTTTTGAGCATATCCTGATCCTTCATATTGATAAAACAAAGTTCGAAACATCGGAGAACATTTTGCAAACTCATAAAACAAGTCCTTGTCCATAAGTTCCTTGCCTTGATAAAGGTGGGCCTTTTTACTTTGCACGCCTGTTATCCGGCTTTTCATGTTTCGATACATCCGCATAAGATAACCATTCATAGTTTTCTCATATATTTTTGTATCTTTATTTCCGTTAAGTAATCGGCGCTCTCTCTGGTATTTTAACCGTTCTTCTTTAGTCATGCTTACCAGACTCCAAAATCGTCACAACCCACTTCTTCATCATCATGAAAGTAGCCACCTGTCCAAGGATCAAGGTAGTCAGGGTATTCCTCATACATCATAGTCAAATACAAAGGCTCTTTTAGCCGTACATTAGGCATGATCTAGTATTGAAACACAGACTCCAAGAAGCGTACATAG